TTCGTTATTTATAAAATCCTCAAAACCTCTTTCTTTGACAAACTGCTCAAAGTCGTTACTTACGCCCAATTCCTGCGCCTTTTCAAATGCTCCTAAAAGCGATACCAATGCTTCTGCTTTGAATTTAAAGCCCTCATTTTTGAGTTTGGTTTTAATGGCGATTACACTTGGCAGGTGGTCGTATGTTCCTATCAGTCTTGTTCCTCGCTCTTTGAAGTATTTAGGCGACTTGTTGGTCAATTCTTGAAGCCAATTGTCCGTGATAGTCTTCACATTTCCTAAAATAAATTTAGCCTCTGCAAACTGCTGGTTTTCATAGGTGCTTCCACCGAAAAAGTCTTTTGGAATCAAATACCTGTTTCGGATGTTTTCCTTGGCGTTTTCCTGCATTTCTATGGTTTGCAGTTTCTTATTATCCCTTGTAAGGTCTAATCTTTCAAGTGTTTCGTTTGTTGCGATAACATCGCCAGCCTTACCCATTCCAGCGCCATATCTTCCTCTTCCGTTGAGTTTGCTCTCTATATCGTTCTTTTGGTCGCCACTTAATGGCGCAATCCCTGCACCTGTTGCTTTTCTGCTAATGATAGAGTTTACAGGATTAGAAGTAAGGAAACACATCATATCCTCGCTATTTAGAATGGTCTGAATAGAATATAGAATAGAAGAAATCCTTGAAATAGGATTGAAAAACATGTTTTCTGCTCCTCCACCTCTGTAATTTTTCTTGGCGATAGTATCGTAAAAGAATGCTAACTCGTGCAGTTCTCTTGTTCTCTGTTGTCCGTTAGCAAGAGTTTCTACTATCTTTAATCCTTTAATATTTTCCCTTGTAAGCGTGTAAGGGTCTTTTATTTCAGGGAATTTTATATTGTTAAACTCTAAATTAAAAAGCGATGGACTGGCTCTTAAATTACCATTCTTAAAGAAATTGCCGTATTGTATAGACATTCCAGTCGTGAGTAGATTAACCACCATTTCCTTAATGAAATCGGTTTGGTTTTGAAACTCATTCGGCTCGTTTAGGAATTTTAAATATTCGGAATTTTCCACCGCCTCGCCTTTGTCATCCACTTCTTGGATTCTCACTTGTGAAGCAAAGTCTGCATATAGATTGATGCAGTCAGAAAGGAAAGTGCCGTCAATATAGTAAGCCTTATAGTCTTCCTTTGGCGAAAAGTAAGTTTTCCCTATCCCCAAGAATGATAACACACCTATACGCTCCGTTTCGTAGTTATAGGAGTGTGTGCCATTGCTTAACCTTGCATAGATAGGCGCAACACTGCTACCCATAAACGCAGACTTGAACGCTGTTATTCCGTTGTCTATTCTTGTTAAAATTCCCAAAACAAAAATCTTTTTACAAAGATAAAATATTATTTTTATTTAGACTAAATAAAAATAGTAAATTTGTAAAAGATTTAAAATAAAATAAATGAGAATTTATAAAGACAGCAAGGAACTGCCATTATTCAATTATGAGCGGATGCTGGAAACAAAGAACTTTCTCTACATGATTAAAGGCTATCAAGATGGCGATAATATTTCCTTTGACACTAAAGAATTAGAGAGTAAGTTTAATGAAATCGTGCAGGATTTCGTGGTTTCTCTCAATGCCAAGAGTATGGATATTGTCAATTACGGAAATATCCAGCGGTATAGTGTAGAAATGGTAAAATTAAAGGCTTTGCTAAATGTTATAAATGCCACCGCAGAAGTGAATGAAATCAGAAGAAAAAGAGGAATTTCTGTTGATAACAGTAACATTTTAGACCTGCTTAATCTATTTAAAATACCAAAGTCTGATGATTTGCAGAAACAAGCAGAAATCATCACCGCCAGAATAGACAAGTTCCAAAATGATATAAATCACATCGCTTCAAAGATAAAACAAGAAGACAACGACCAAGAAAGCGAGGTTGATATTAACGAAATAATAACCAATGTAGAGCTGATTTTGGAACGGACAATAGACCTTGAAAAAACCAGCCTCTATCGGTTCGGAATTATGCAGGAACAGGCAGTAAAGAAAATAGAACAAATGAATAAAATAAACGAAAGATATGGCAGATAAATTAGCAGTAATACAGACAGAGAAAACCATTGAGGAGCTTGAAAAACTTGATGAGCAGTTAAATGATACTATCGGTGCGTTCAAAGAACTTGTCGGCGTGGCAAACACAGCATCAAACCTATTTGCAAAAGGCACTCCGAAAGAATATGTAGAGGGACTGAAACAGAATGAAAAACTGACAAAATCCATTACGAACTTCAACAAAGAGCTTATCGCAGTAGAGGAAAAGAAAACTCGGCTGTTAATATCGGAGCAAAGACTATTAACCGAAAAAAACAAAACCGAAAACCAGCAAATCCGAAATAAACAACTCCTTTCAAGAGAAGAAGAAAGGATAAACAAACTCCGTGAAAAGGAAATCCAAAGACTACAAGCTGCGGAGCAACTATATTCCAAGCTGGAGGTAAAATTAAAAACACTTCAAAATGAGTATAAGCAGCTGGCAACAAAAAAGGAAATCGGCATAAAACTGACCGAAAGAGAGGAGCAGTCCATGAACCGACTTCATGCAAGAATAGAGAAATACGACAAAGCATTGAAAGCCGTTGATGCATCTATGGGAAAACATCAGAGAAATGTAGGAAACTATGCTTCTGCTTTCAATCCGTTGCAAAACTCTATTAACCAGCTCACAAGGGAAGCACCAGCGTTTGCAAACAGCGTTCAAACTGGGTTTATGGCAATCTCTAACAACTTGCCTGTTTTCTTTGATTCCATCAGCTCAATAATGAAGCAAAACAAAGAATTACAAGCACAGGGACAAAAAACTAAAAGTGTTTTAGGGCAACTCGCAGGGGCATTCTTAAGCTGGAATACCGCCCTTTCCGTTGGTGTAACCTTACTGACTATGTATGGTGCGGATATATGGAAGTGGGCTAAAAGTCTATTTTCAGGCAAAGAAGCCATAGACAAAATGGCTGAAAGCCAAAAAACACTAAACGAAGCCTTTAAAAGTTCCGATTATAAAAAAGCTGTGCGAGATGTTTCCGAGATGAAAAACATCTTTGATTTAGCCAAAGAGGGCGTAATCAACAAAGACAAAGCGCTTAAAAAATACAATGACAGTCTTGGTAAAGTGATGGGAACAGCCAAAAACCTGAATGAAGCTGAACAGATTTTAACCAAAAATGCAGATAATTACATCAAAGCAACGCTATATAAAGCGGCTGCTAACTTGGCTCTTGATAAGGCAGCGGAAGAAATGATGAAAGCAGAAATGGCAAGACAGAAAACGGCAAAAGAAAGAATGAATGAAAAAAACTTTTTCACTATAGGTTGGGCTTTCCTTGATGATGATGGCAGTGGAAACGCTGCAGCTCAACATGCCCAATCATTAAGAGAGAGAGTGGAAAAAGAAAAAAAGGAAGAGGAAGATTCATTCAAGGAATCCGCTAAAAGAATAACCGATATTGCCAAAGAATTTACTAAAAAATCTGCCATTTTTGGAAAGGGATTAGATCTTGACATCGGTGTAAAGGACAATAAAGACAAGAAAAAAGATGATTTATCAAAAGAACAGCGAGATGCTATTGACAGACTTCAAGCACAAAGAGATAATAAACTCGCTGAACTGGAAGAAAAACGAGGAGAAATAGGCGAAAAAGCCTACCAAGAAGGGCGAATAAAAGTAATCAAAGAATATGCAACAGCAATCCAAAACCTCCTGAAAGGCAACAGCGCCAAAGAACAAAAGATAAAAGGACAGGTAAGACTGAAAGCAGCGCAGGAATTACAGAAAGCAAATAAAGAAATCTATGATTACGAAGCCAAAAGCCTTGAAGCCTTATCAAAATTAAGATTGGAGGCTCTGCAAAACCAAAAAGCAGAATACGAAAAAAATGAATACGGCACAGAAACCGAAAGATTAAGTAATCTAATGGTAACCAACGCTTTGATAATAGATGAAACAGAAAAATTCTACAACGAAAGAATAGCCCTTGCAAAAAAATACAAACAGGATTATGAAAGTATAGAAGAAGAAAAAGACAATAAAATAACCAGTCTAAATTTGCAGAATGATGACTACCGAAGAAAAATGCCGGATGCTGTTATTAGCGATTTGGAGGCTCAGCAGAAGAAGTTTGAAACCCTGCAATCCATCAGCAAGGAAGAGCAGAAACAGGCTATTTTAAATGACAATTCTTTCTCTGCCTCACAAAAAGAATATCTATTAAAAGCGCTGGAATTAGATATTCAAAGAAAAATAAACGATGAGAAAATAAAATCCTTAAAATTAGAAGAAGCTGAACTACTCAGCGTAGAGGAACGAACCAACGCCCAAGAGGAAAGGCTTTTGCAAATAAAAGCAAGTATTGCTAAAACCGAAGCAGACAATACCAGCAACCAAAGGGAAAAGAACCAGCTGGATACGGATTATATTCTTCAGAAATTCTCCGCTATAAAAGAAACCATGACCAAAGGGTTTAGAAATTTAGGTCTGGACAGTGTTGCTGATGAGTTTTCTGCAATGTTCAACGCTATTAGTGCCAATGCAAACAAGTTCGGTAAAAAGTTTGAAAATGATGCTGAAAAATGGAAAGCCATTGCAGAATCCGCCGTGAATATAATTACTGGGTTTGGAAAACAACTAATACAGGAACAAACAGAGCAGAACATCGCCTCCATTAACGAAGAAATGGAAGCGCAGAGAAGCAGAACAGAAATGGAACTTGGCTTTATTGACAGCAGATTAGATGCTCTTAATAGGCTTTCTGTATTAACCGCCGACCAGATAGCCGAGCGTAACGCCTTGGAAGATGAAGCGATGGTAATCAAAGAACAACAGGCACAAAGAGAAAAAATGATGGAAGCCCAAAAGGCAAGAGCAAAACAAAGAGCCTCCGCTCAACAGGTGCTGATAGATGCGGCAGCTGCTGCTGCAAAAACATTAGCCGAATGGGGTGTTCCTGCTGGTCTTATTCCTGCTGGAATTGCGCTTTCTTTCGGAGCATTACAAGCTGGTTTGATTATGAGTAAAGACCCAGTACCTCACTATTTCGTAGGAAGAAAAGGCGGAAGAGAAGAAATAGCATGGACACAGGAACGAGGGGCGGAAATGATTACCGATAAAAAAGGTAATATTAAAACACTCGGAAGCAACAGAGGTCAAGTGCTTACCAAATTGGACGAGGGAGACATTGTATATACCGCTTCTGAAACAAAGGGCATTTTAAACAATCTACAAGATGTGCCTGTCGCTGGCGATAATATATTTAAAAAATTAGCAATGAGAAATGTAACGCCTGTTACTATTGTCAATGAAAAAATAGACTACGACAAATTAGCCTCTAAAATAGGCGAACAGCAAGACCGAGTAATGAGGAAGTATGATAAGACCAGCGTATTTGAGCTGAACGGCTACATATATACCCAAAAGGGCGGACAAATACCAGTGGCAGTAAGTAGAGTAAAGAAAAACAAAAACATCATTAAAATAAGAGGAAATGAAAGGGATTAAGAACATACAATACCAAAGCGGAATTGGGCAGATTTTCCGATTAGAAGTATTATCAGGGAAATTTGCAGGAACACACGAAATACAAGAGCCTGATGGCTTCGATGCTTTGGACATCAACATCGATGTGAATGAAACTTATTACAACATTGATAATTTTATCCTTGGCGAAACATCCAAGATAAAGATATTGGAATACAACGATAAGGAAGCCTTTAACATCATCAAAGGCGTATATGATGAACAGGGAGGCGATGGGCAGATTATATTCAAATGGTATGTTGTCCATAATGGCGTGGAAAAGGATATTTTAGGCAACGGCTTTGAAATAAACCTAAACAAATATCAGCTTAACTACGAAAACAGTCAAAGAGTAATAGAGTGCGAAATAAAGAAGAGGGAAGCACAAAACAAATTCTACACCCGTGAGGATACCACGATAAACCTATTTGCGACAAAGAATTTAGATGAAAACCAAATAGACCCAATAGGCAGCCGTGAAATCATCTTAAAGGCAGAGGAAGAGAAAATAGAGACTGCGTGGTGGATGGACGACTACGGAGAAAATTACGACTGGTATAACTATAAAAAAAGTATTGGAAACAAAAACCTTGACCCTTGGTTTCAATATCAAAAGATAGTTTCAAACATTAAATTCATACCGCCAAAGACTTGGGTATTTCCAAAATTCAATAGAAGTGGAGAATCTAAATTAGGAGAAAATATCCCTCTTTATGGAGGCGATTGGGAAGCAAACATTACAAGGGAAGAACTGCATGACCCTGCGTGGGCGGCTCAATATCCGCGCTATATGTATGAACACGGCGAGATAACATATTGGGGACAGAATACTCTATTTCACACAAGAAATGAACTCTCTAATGTAGTGTTTTCAATTTCTAATCTGCATTTCAAAGCAAGGTCATACAGCCTCAAAAAAGGATATAATCCGCTATATAACGGGGATAATAAAGGATATAGAGAAAAGTACAAGCCTTTTTCTTTTAGTATCGCTTTATTGATAGAAACTCCACACGGCTCAAATACGATGTTTTTAAAATCCAGCAAAGACACGGATGTGGGCAATTATTCAGAAATGAACATTGTCAATGAAGGATGGGCAATAGGTGATTTACCTGCAAACAGTACAGTAAAGATAGGTATCATGCCTCATAGTGATATAAGAAATAAAGAGTTTATTATTACAAGCAAAGTATCGCGCACGAGCCTTAAAATATCTTCCAGCATTGACAAACTCGGCAGGAAGTCCAAGGTGGTAAGCCTTTTTGATGCTATTGACAAGGTAGCAGAGAATTATTCCGATGGAAAGATTAGGCTGGTTTCTAATATCCTCTCGGAGGGAGGGAAATACGCCAATCAATATGTAGCCACAGGGTCTTTCCTGCGTGGCGTGGCGAATATCTTTTTAGGTGAGGAGAAAATAAACACCTCGTTCAAGTCGCTATTCTACGAGGGCGCTGCGCCACTATTAGCCCTTGGCTTTGATGTTATAGAAAATAAACTTATCGTGGAGGATATAGACTATTTCTTTAAGGATATTCAGGCGTACGACCTTACAAGTAAGGACTTTGTTCAAGAGAATTTGACCATAGAGAACGACAAGGATATAAGCTACAACAACCTGATATTCGGAACAAAGAAATATTCCACCAAGAAGAAAGGGGATATCTTTAACTTCAACACGAAAATGGAATGTTCCACACCGATAAAGTCGGTTAAAAAGAAACTTGACAAGACAACTGGCTTCATCATCGATGAGTATAAAATCCAAGACCTGCTGGATGATACCAACGACAACACCAACGACAATGATGATGATTTGGTATTGATAGACACCATTACAGGAAGTTATGTGGATACAGGCTCTTATCCTGATGTTATACACTCGGATTCAGGAGGAGTGCTGACACTTACAGCATCAAAATCGCCTTGGGATACCCTGCCTTTCAGAGTAGGAGAGAAAATAAAAATCGTGGAAGGGCTGAATGTTGGAGAATACACGATACTTGCTATCAGGTCCCACACGCTTACCCTTGACAAGCGAACAGGAATAGAACAGGGGACAATCCTTACCAAGATAGAGCATACCTTGACCGATGTAATCAAGAACAGAAACGCCACGGCAACGGACGGCTTTATTTCAGCCGAGGGAGTGAAAAACAAGCGAACAGCCGTAAATCTGTATCACAATCCGAAATACCAAATGAAAAGGTGGTTTCCGCTTTTCGGTGGTGGATTGTCCAAGAAAAACAACAGCGAGAATATCATCGTAACGAACTACAAGAACAACGGAAAAATAGAGGTAAAACCTGATACGGATAAAATCCCACACCTGCCAAGTGAAACCGATGTTTTAAATGAAAATATCAACCTTCAAAGGTTAAGAAGGTCCAGCCGTGTATTGTTTGGAACGGAAAACATAGAGGTAACACTCACGAATGTAACCTTTGAGGAGTTCTACAATCTTTACAATCGCTGGCGAATAGGCGAAGATATCTACACAGGCAAAAAGATACCAAGCAGGGGGTATATAGATGTTTATATCAACGGCGAGACTTACAGCATCTATCCATTCGGAACGGAAGCCCTGCAATACGACAAAGGCGCCAATGAATTAACGATAAAAGGCAAAATCAAAAATTCTAAATGGGGAAGAAAAATCTTTGATAAAACCTTTGACGACACCTTTGAATAGCAAAAAGCCCTGCACTTAGGCTCAAGGTGCAGGGCTGTTGTAATAATCGAATCAGAGCCTATATTTTGTCGGCACAAATACGAATACGATTTGCAAGGTCACATAATGCACCTTTCAGTATTTCCTTTTCCTCATTCGTAAATTCTGTTTCTTTGCCGTTTCCGTCTATTCCTGTAAGTTTTTGGCTTAACCATGAACGGGATTTACCGAAATATTTCTGTGAGATTTGTGCCCAAGAAACATCTACTATAATATCCCACATCTGATTCTTCATACTTTCTTTTTTTGCTTGTACTTCCATAATGTTTATTTTTTAAAGCCCCTTTCGGGGCTGGGTTACTCTTTTTTGTCTTTATCCATCAACTTATCTAATAATGCATAAATATAAAGTTCTAATTCAATAGATGGTGGATAAATTTTTTTAAAATTTCTAATGGTTTCTATCAGCTCCCATTCTTTTTCTGTTAATTCTTTTTTCATGTCTGATTCTTTAATTATTACACTACAAAGATATTAAACATTTGTATAATAAACAAATATTTCTGCAACTTTTTTCAAAATATTTTCCCCTAACTTAAAACATAATCCCAAGGTATTCCTTTATCCCCCAAATACAATATTCCGTTGCGTTCATGTAGTGGTCGTTCTTTTTAATAGGTTTTTCAGTAGGTTGTCCGTTAATAAATTCGTATTCGTAATTTTGATATTCATTATCAAAGTCGCCATCATCTACATAGTATATTCGTGCATTGTTGATAAAATCAAACCTTGCTTTGTAACTTGGTTTTGAGGTCGGTACAGCGTTGATTGCGTATAATGTTCGCAGGTCATTAGTGAGGCTTATCTCGCTCCCTGGTTCCCTATCGGCACTATCAGCCCAAACAAAGGTTACATTACCAATAGGAACACCAGCATATTTAAGGTGTTCGCCAAGCGGTCCCTCCATTTGGCTCATAGGTTTGTAAAGAAGTGGGCGAATGTAGAACGATTTGTCACCATCATACATTACTTCCACGCACGCTGTGGGATTGGCAAAACCATAGTCTAATCCGTAATACTTTCGGTAGCCGTGCTTTGCGACTTCGTTATATTGATTGAGGCTTATTACTTTCCAATTCTTGTAAATCTTATTCGGCTTCTCGGATTTTTGCCCAAGACCATAAACAAGCCAGTGATACTCGGAAGCAGAGCCTACATCTTCATTATATCTGCACCTTTTTAATTCTTTGATTTGTTTTGCCGTTAGGTTTAATAAATTAGCCTCTAAATCGTAGGTTTTAGCGCTGTTTTCATTGAGGGTTTTGGAAATCACAGCATCGCAATACTTTATCGGCTGGTAAGATAAAATCTGCATCCGTTGTTCAGGCAGAATAAACGGATTGTCCTTGAAAGTAGAGTAACTTACATAGGTGGTTTCTTTTAGCTTCTCTTTCTCTATCCAGTGGTTTTGTTTCGGATTCCAGTCAAAGATAATAACCTTGGAACGCTGAGCGAGTTGTCTGTATACTTCTTCCGAGAAGTTGTAAGGCTCATTTATCCAGCAGATGGTTTGTGTCATCCCCATTGCGTCGTCTTCATCATCCAATCCTGTAAATCGCAAGATGTTGCCATTATTCCTGAAAGTCCAAGTGTGATTGGTCTTATTCTCTATAAGATACTGATAAAGGTTTTCCTCTTCAAGGTAAGCATCCAACTCTTCAATGGTTATTTCGCCTCGTTCAAATTGCTTCTTTCTTACCTGCGGGTCTTTCAGCCACTCCCTCCAGTCTTTCTCCACAATATCCCTGCAACTCTTCTGTGTGTCCCTCAATACTGTTGCCGAGGAAATAGGATTGTTCGCAAGGAAATTATACAGGACCTGAAAGTTGCTCCAAGTCTTGGAACTCCTTGAGCTTCCCTCCTCAATGATAAGTTTATATTTGTGCTGCCAAGTTTTGCCGTTGGGTATCTTTTCATTTAAAGCGCCCCACACTTCGGCAAATACCTTTGATGCCTTGAATTTTATCTTTTTGTCCATATTTTCTAATTTAAAAAAGCCCCACATTTCTGCGAGGCGATTAAAACTTAAAACTAATAAAATGAAAAATCACAAAAAACTTAATCTTCATCCTCTGGTAGGATTATTTCTACTTGGATAGCGGTCGGCATAGTGTTTATTTCCCCTGATACCTTTAACTTGGTATCTGCATTCCAGCCCTCCATTTTTGCCAAAATAGAAACAGCGCCGTTTCTTTCTTTAAATGATGGAATAAGGATTTGGTCGCCTACCTTTTTTGCCGTTCCTTTTGCAATATCTGATAAAATAGCCAGCGCTTCTACTTTTGTCAAAACAGCCTTTTTTCTCGCTTCTATTTCTGTTTTGGTAGTTTCCTCTATTACTTTATCATTGATTGATTTTTGCCATGCTTTTAGCTCTTCTTGGGCGTGTTTCCAGTCTTTATCAAATGTTGTTTTACCCTTTCCCCACTTTACCCCATATTTACCCCACATTTCCCCATGTGAAAGTAGAGGAGATTTCTTTAATTCCTCTAAAATCCATTGTTTGCGATGTTGTGGGGTATTATTCATTTATTGTGATTGCATTTTTTAATTTTAAAACATAAACTTCAGTTTTTCCATATATTTCGGTTTCTATTTCTTTTATTTCATAGCCCAAATATTCCGCCTTCAATCTTTTAGATTTAGCATTATAACCATTTTGTAAAATAATATGAGTGTATTTTTTGTTTTCTATTCTTGACTTATAAAAAGAATTTACTACTCTATATTCTTCTGTCTTTTTTCCTGATAGAATTTTATCAAAAAACTCTTTTTTTATAGTTAAAAATAAATTTTTTTCCATCGTTTTATCCTTTATATTCAAATGAAACTGTTATTCTATTTGTAGAAGTAGATTTTCTTTTATTCTTATTCTGAATTTTTCCTGTATCGCCTCCTTTACTTGTTCTTCCTACTCTTGTAATTATCCATTTTTTGTCTGCTTTTCTTGATTGAATAAAAGCAGGTGATGAACTTGTGGAAATAAATGCTTTTTCTTCTGATTTTAATATTTCTGCTACATTATTGCTCAATAAATGTCCTAATCCTATTCCTTGATAATCTGGTAAAATAACTGTTCTGTGTTCTTTGTAATAGTTTTTCTTTTTTGGGTGAGGGAAAGGTAAAACAGAACAAAAACCACAAATTTCATCATTTAATGTTAATATAAAAACTCTTGCAGAATTATTATGATTATGACTTAAATAGTGATATTTACGAAACATCTCCCAAAAAGCTCTTTTTGCTTTTGTTTCATAGATTTTAATGTTTCGCTTTGGAGGATTTTTTTTTTGCCCTTCAAAACTATGAAAGGTCATGTCATTGGTGTTAAAAACCCAATCAGGCATAAGCCAATCAATAACATCAAAATGACAGCCCACTGCAATAAATTTTTTATTTGTTTTTCTTATTGCTTTTTGCATCGCAAAACTTCCTATTCTAGCAACATTTCTATCCACGACAGATGTAAATTCATCAAAAACAAACAATTCTTTTTTTTGTAAAATAGCATTTGCTAAATCAACTCTCATTTTTTCTCCATTAGACAAAACAGAATACGGCTTTAACCAACTTGGAGGAGATGAAAACCCAACAGAATTAAATGTTTTTGTAATTTCTTGAACAGAACATTCTTCGGGCATATCATCTATTATTGATTTTGCACTATAATTAAATGTTGTAATATATTCATTTGGAAATAATTCTTTTGCAATAGTTGTTTTTCCCGTCCCTGAATTTCCAACAATCAATCCTATTTGCCAATTTTTAGGCAAATCTATATTTCCAATAAAATGTTCTTTTATATTTTCTGTTTGTAAATCAAAAGTTCCTATTACAGAAGAAACCCTAAAAGTTCTTTCTGGATTTACTTCTCTTATAATGTCAAAACTCGGCATTTGTATCCTTTTTTTATTAATTCATCGTATAGTTGTTCTTGTTCTTTTTCACTGACACAATTCACTTCTAAAACATACATTAAATCCATTTCATTTGACAAATCTTTTTTTTCTAAAGATTCTTTTGACAAATCCGCATCTTCTACCTCAATTCCAAGTTCTTCTAAATCCAAGTCGTATTCCTCGGCGATTACCTCTATTTCCTCAACATCAAGATTGTAGTTTTGATGTGCAGTGGTATTGGCTAATATCTGCGCCTTGTAATAGGTATCTGTATTATCTTCAATATCATTGCGGACAATTACAGGATATTCATTTTCAGCAAGGGTTATTTCCTTTGGAACAAAGCCCTTTTTGTCGAATTTTTCTTTTCGTGCGTGTCCAGAAATAATTGTCCCCTGCTTGGTAACGGATATACTTTCTATCACGCCTACCTCATTGATGGAATTTTCCAGCAATTCCATACCCGCTTCGGTGTGTTTATTTGTGTTTCGCTTACTTGTTTTTATTTTTATCATTTCAAATGCTTATCTATTAAGTTTTTCGCTTCATCAAAGTCGTAGCATACAGCCGTATTCCAATTATTGTTGCTCAACATGGTTAGGACTTCTAATTGGTTTTTAGTCGGCCTGTTGGGTTTTATTTTCAATTCTATCGCTAAACCTGAATAAGTCTTGTTCGGTTGGAATATAAGTATATCAGGCATTCCTGCCCTTACACCAAGTTTTTTTAACTTTGCACCCTGCCAGATGCTTGTTTTCCTTTCATTAGCGATATGGCAGAACAGCACCGCAGGATATTGCAACCGCAGGTAACTGACAACACTCAACAACAAATTATCTTCCTTATTCATTATCACAAATATACAAATTATTTTTATTTAGAACAAATAAAAATAATAAGAGAAGAATAAGAATAAAAAATCCCTGCGGTTGCAGAGTAACAGGTTTGTATTTTTCATTTTCTTAATTTGTAAATTCTTTTTGCATTTTTTTGAACCGCCTCTGCCATGCTAAAGCTTTGTTCTTCTGTTAGATTTTTTGGGTCATTCTTAAAATCAAAATACCATTGAACCCAAAGATAAGCCGTAGCTTCTGAACCTTCTGTTGATACAGCCTTCATAAACAAGATATAATCATCATGGCTTAAAGGGCTTTGTATATGTGAAATATAATCTTTCATTTTGTTTTAATATAATTTTTCAAAAATTCTTTCAGAAATCGCTTCTTCGTAGTCTTTCACTTCAAATTCGTGGTCTTCATCGTGGGTAATTCTACCAGTCAGCACCTCTTCAATGATTTGCGCAAGCTCTTCGCCGAAGTGATATTTATTAGCGTGCGCCGTTGAAGCGAAAGTGCCATAATTTACCCACTTTTTGTCCATTGATAATAGTCTGTTGTCGGTCTTTATAATTTCATCTGTTAAGTCGTATATTAAGCTCATTAACTCTTCTTGACCGAAATTACCCTCGTTTTCTTTTAACTCATTAAATAAGTTTTTTGCTCTATAAATTTCGTTGCGCATTTGTTCTAATGTTTTCATTTTCTTTATTTTTTAAGTTAATATTTAAATTTAAAAGCCTTTTTATGACTTGCTTAGGTCGGTTGGGTTATTCTTCTAACATATCAGAGAGTTCATGCATTATATTACTCAATGTTTTTAGTTGTTCTTTTATAATATAAACTACTATCTTATCACCTTTTGTTTTTTCTTCTTTGTACTCTTTTAACAGGTTTTGAAACTCTTTGATTTTTGTTTCTAATCTTGCTTGTGTGTTCATATCTTTTATTTTTTATTGTTATACTTTGTTTTAATTTTATGTTGCAAATATACAATATATTTTAATACAATGCAAATATTTTCTAATTTATTTTACAAAAAAGTTTTATAATTAAAATATATTTTAATAATTCGTTGAAATACAGGCGCAAAAAAAATATAACCGAAGATTGATTTAAAATATATTTTATTTTTGTGTTTGTTTTTTCGGTGTTATGTTTTATATTTGCCATATAAAATTAAAATAATGAGTATTTTACTAATTAGAGAAAAGGCCAAAGAAAAAGGGGTTAAAATATCAGATATTGCCACCGCAGCAGAATGTAGCCCACAAATGATGAATAACTACCTAAACGAAACCCACGGAATACCTTTTGATAAGCTTCAAAAGATTGCCGAGTTTTTAAATGTTAGCGTTTTTGAGCTTATAGATGTCCCAACAGATTACGACCATATTTATACAGGAAAAGGCGAATGGCTAGGAATCAGAAAAAAATAAATATGACCACAAAACAGGTGTTTTAGGGAATTTGGAATTATTAAAGCACTGATTTATAGCATCTTGAATAATGGATCAGGGAGGCCACATCTAAATATCTAATTCCCCCGAAATCAGGGGAATTAAAAAGCCTAAAAATGTAATCATTTATACATTATTTTACATTATTTGCCATTATATGTTTGGATATAGGGCAGGAATCGTTATATATTTGCAATATAAAACTATGCATATATTATGAGTTATGATAGTGTTTTAGGAGCTAAATTGTTATTAGCCCTTGCTTATGAAAAAGGCTTTGTTCTTAATGTAACAAAAGTCCAAAAAATGCTGTATATCATCTATGGTTATTTTTTAGCAAAAGAAAACAAGCAGATATTTACCGAAACCCCAAAAGCGTGGCCATATGGTCCAGTATTTCCACGGACAAGAAAGCGTGTAGATTTTGGCAGGGTTTATCGCCTTGATGATGAGGAGCTTAAAGACATTGCCAACAAAGAAGAGTTAAAAAAAGTATTTAATGCAGTAATAGATAAATATGCTAAATTTTCTGCTGGTCAATTATCCGAGTGGTCACATATGGAAGGAGGAGCTTGGGACAAGACAGTAAAAACACCAGATTTTGATTGGAATGATGAAATTCCTGATGAATATATTTCTGAATATTTTTCTAATATTAATGTAATATAATGGATTTAGAGAATATCATACATTCAAAAAAAGCATCCAACAATAAAGACCTTGATATAGATTCTGACGATTTAAAACTTCAAAGAAAAATGAAAGAACTTGAAGTTGAGAAGTTTGATTCAGACATAAAAGACAGAAAATGGTTGGCTAAATGGAGTGCTGTTGTTGTTTCTATTTGGCTTATATTGGTTGTTGTTATTTTGTTTTTAAATAAATGTTTATTGGACTTATCTGATGCTGTTTTAATGACCTTATTAGGAACTACAACACTAAATATTTTAGGATTATCATTTATTGTTCTACGAGGGCATTTTGGCACTACTAATAAACACTCCTAATGTTTTCAAAATACCAGCGTTATTTTTCAAAACGAATCGGTCTTATTGTAATTTTCAGGAAAAAGAAATAGCGAAGTTTATACCTCGCTATTTTTTTATTTAACCCTCTTTAGTTCCCTATTGAGATACCAAATAGACTTTTCCAAATCTTCCCTAAACTTTACGGGGTCTTTCTTTCCTGCTCGGCTGATGTATTTCACAGCGTTGCCTAAATTAAAGTTCAAATTTTGGTCTTCTATGAAGTCTATTACTTCAATCTTCCCAGTGTTGTAATGGCTTGGGTGATTTACTCTTTCTTCAAATGCTGAATCGTTCATAATTTACTTTTAATCCCTTCTTGAAATTCTAATAACTTATTTACAAATTTTAAAGTTTCATCTTCATCTAATTCATTTGTCTTAAATGTAAAATTATCTGAAGGTATTTCACTATTGGTAGATTCTATTACATTTCTTCTTCGTTCTAAAAAGTTTATAAATCCATCTGCAACAACATCACTACTGTCATAATCTACTGTTTCCTCCCAATCTTTTAAAACTTGCTCTTTAGGAGTTTTATCAAAATATTCTTTTAGTTCTTTTACTAAATTATTTTCACTTCTCATTTTCTTTAATTTAAATAATTAATCCAAACCATTCAGGATGGCTAAACCATTTTTCATTTTTACCATGATAAAATAACCAATATCCTAATGTTCCAGGTTTATAATTTCTTACAATTTTCATTATTAATGTATACTAGCTTCATTAGTAATTTTAATTTCGCCGTTGAGAATTACATCTCCATGTACAGAAGACCTATCATATATCTCTACATTACCAGATACAATCGCCCTATCATAAACTATACTTTTACCTTTCACAATTACTTTCCCTGAAACAGATGCATTCCCATATACAGAAGACTTCTCTATAAAAGCATCTTCGTATACAAATGCGTAATCCCCAATCATAGATTCATCAGTAATAACGGCGTTACCGTACAGTCTACCACTGCTCTTTACCTCGCTCTTATTTACTACAGTATTATCATATACTGAAGCATAGTCTTTTACTGTGGATTTATTTCTAATACGAGCTTCTCCATAAACCTTAGCGTTATCTCTTACTTCTGAACCACCTGTAACTTCAGCATTACCATAAACTTTTGCATCTCCATATACTTTAGATTCTCCATAAACCCATGCCTCTCCAAAAAGATTAGTTTCTTTTTCAATCCAGCCTCCTACATCTCCTTTCTTTACTCTTCTTTCAGGAATATCTACAATAGCTCTGATTCTATTTAAAACAACTTTACCATGTAACATAGTCTCACCTGTAAATTCAAAAGTCTTGTCATCTTTCTTATACAATTCAATAAGTTTATTTAAGACCTTTAACCTTGAACTTTCATATGATGGAGAATCATCTGTATAATGGATTTTTCCTCCTATCCTCAGGTCATCTATAAAACCACAGTATTCAAATCCTCCTCTATTAGTAATTCTTCTTGTAGAAACTATACCAATCATTTCTTTCTTTCTGAACCAAGCAAATGCCATTTCATAAGTAGGAATTGTCACCCAATCCGAAATGTCTCTATTGGAGAACTCACATAACTGCTCTATGGCTGCAACAAAACCCGCATTATTAGGGTCGGGTACAAATCCTACACTTGCAGAGCCTTCCAAATAGATGTTGTCGTTTCGGTAGTCAAACAAACAAGGTTTGTCAAATCCTATTTCTTTAAGTTTCTTTGCAATCTCAACAGGAACTAAAAATTCTTCGTGTTTTGTCATAATAGTGGTTTTGCTGTTTCTATTAAATCTCTGAAGTTTTCTAAAAATTTATCTCTTAATTGTTCAGATTTAAAAGCTAATATTCTATTTATAGAATAATATCTATTTCTTATTACATTACATCCCTCCATTTCAATACACCACTTTACCTGACTATCTCTTTCCCAATCAGGCTTCCAACCATCATTATACCTATCTCTCAGCTGACATAATTGAGCGAGTGCTAAACATGCCTCGGCTTCTTCTTTAGTTGGAAATATATTTTTATCATCTTCTTTATTGCTAATACCTTCACCCCAAGGCATTAAATCACTAAAAGAATCTACATACCATCCTTTTATTTCTCCTAATTCTTCCCAGCTTTTAGGAAGCTTATTTTCAACCTTTTTAAAAACTATTTTCTCAAAAGTTGATTTTTCTTTGTCAATTTCGTAGCCCTCTGGCACCTGAATTTTAAATTCTTTTGTTTCCATTTTATTTATCTTTAATGTTACTATTTAGTAAGTTACTTATTTGGAGGTTTATTTCGTGTATAGCGCCTTTACAGCGAACATGCACGCTTCTTCCAACTTATCCTGTGCAATAGAGAGAAGCCTTTGCTTTTCTTCACTTGCTGGTGATGTGTTTTTGTCACCCCTTTGTTTTTCTAACATATCAATAATACCTGCCAAATCAGACCTTACACCTTCTACTAAATTTGGCTCTGTTTTTAGATTATCAATATTACATCTTATTTCTCCTATTGTTTTCATATTCAGTTATTTGCATTTATTTTATTTAATATTTTTACCAATTCATTAATTTTTTTCTCAGAAGATTCGTACATTTCCTTAATAGCTCTAAAGTTTTGTTTTTCTTCTTCTAATAATTCTTCTATATACGATTTTGCTTCTTTATGAGTATCAAAATTTTTTAAATATTCCAAACGAATACTGCCTGAATCACCTTCTAACACACTATTCGTTCCAAGCAAATTAAGCAGACAAGGTAGTTTCCATTCAACAATTCTTTCCCTATTATTAACTGTCAAGGTCATATTTTCCAATAAATACATCGTACTATGGACAGTGATACTATTGCCAAGTGGTGACTTTAAAGACTTTATATAAAACGGGTCTAATCCAATGTTAGTCAATTCCTTTTCAAAATCTTTTTGTAGTTTATAAATAGTCAAGATAATGTCTCTTACTTCTATATTGTTTATTTTCATATTTTTACTTCTTATGTTTTAAATTGTTTATAAAATTTTCCAATATATCCAGCTGTTTATTGTTCAGCTGTGGCATAGCGATGATGATGTTTTCTATTTAAGTTGATTAATTACTCTTTCAAAATTATTACTCTCTATTTCTCTATCTTCTGGATAGTTATATGCATTGGCTATAAAAAATTTGTAGCATTTTTCGCAATACCAGTAATTCAAAACTGCGATATAATAACCCTCTTTTGGAGCGGTATTACAGCTATCACAAATTCCCATTCCTCCAAAAACTTGACTAACTTCTACTGAACTCATCTTAATTACCTTAAAACCTTTGCTGTTTTCTACGATTTCTGCCATTTTTATTTGATTTTATTTGTTAATTGGTTTCATATTTTTGTTGTATTAACCCTCTTTTTATCACTCTTTTAAGCCGTTTCTATTACTTAAATTTTTGTTTGTAGTTATATTTTGCTCTTTGTTTCTCTCGGTTTCTTTTATAGACCTCTTTCAGGGCTTTCATTTCTTCCACCCATTCGGTCTTTTTCTTGGCGACCTTTTCAATTGCTTTCATTGGGTCTTTTTTAAACTCTTCCAGTGTCATAATCTTTGTTGTTTAGAATGGAAAATCATCATCGTCTTCTTGTTCAAAAATGGATGGTGTGGCTTCCATTTTCGGCAGCGCATATTCTTTTGGTTCTTCTTTGGTTATCCAGTTGGAATTGTCCCAAATTCTCTCTGCGCCATCATTAAGGTCGGTCAGATACCTGCCGTTATTGATGTTATACCAAAAATCCCATTGCCCTGTGTCTCCCAGCGTTTTGTTTATCTTGGTCTTGCTTACCAGCACTGTTCCGTGTGAGAGGAATTTGCCGTCATCATCTTGGTTTCTTCGGATTGACATACAATAGTCAGGCATATTCCAAAAGTCGGCAGAACCTGAAATATCGTAAGGTGTCGGCATTTTGAACTTTCCATCATTTCCCTTTGGCAGTTTCGTAGGGTGTGCCACCAAGAACAAGAGGCTGTCGGTTTTCTTGGTAAAAGCAATCATCTTCCCAAGTGCTTTCTTGATGTACAGCCTTTCATTGTCGCTGTGGTTTGCTCCCTGTTCTATCCTGTTGAAAGGGTCTATCAGGAAAGCCTTACATCCTTTGGCTTTGGCTAAATATTCAAACCTTGCTAATATGTCATCTATGGTCATATCCTCGTGAGGTGCTACCCAGAACACATTTTTATTCAAATATTCTTCGCCTATTTCCTTTTCCGTTTCGGAAATCACTCCCTTTTTGTATTCCTTGCCGATGAACTTTGAGAAAACTCTCGCAAAGTGTGATGGCAAAGGCATACTTTCAGGCGTGTAGTAACCAATTCCCCAATGATACAGCGCGTTTAACTTTGAGTAGATAAAATCCATAAACTCGGACTTTCCGCTCCCTGGTGTTCCTGTTACTACGCCAAACCTCCCTGTCTGCCACCTTATCCTCTCATCAAGCCCCTCTACACCAATTCTTAACCCTTGTGGCAGTCCGTTTTCAAAGTAAGCATCCAAATCACTTTGGAAATCTTCCACCGCATACACATTGCTTAACTTCAAAAATTTGGCGTTTTCTATTGCCTTTTTGAGTTCATCCGCACCCTCTGCAACTAACAGCTCGTTTGCATCTTTAAACTGCTTAAATGACACGCTTTTGCACTTTTCTATTCCAAGTCTGCGCGTAAGGTCATTTTTGAGTTCCAAACCTTTCATATCGTTATCAGTTGCTAAAATGAAAGTTTCTACTTGGTTGAGGTCTTCAAGGCTGTTGTCAAAGTATTCCATTCGCCCAATAGAGGCTCCATTCGGCACACTGATAACATTTTCAAATCCTGCTTGGATTAGTGAAAGTGCATCTATTTCGCCCTCTACGATGATGATTTCCTTATAGACTTTCAGCGCATCGTAATTGAACCAAATCAGCTCTGCACCTGAATGCAGTTTAAAATTCTTCTGCCCGTCCCGATACTTCACATTGACCAATTCGCCGTTTCGGAAGTAGGGAAACACGATGCAGTTGGCTTTTTTCTCAATTTGTGGCATCCATTCTTCCTTTTCGCCAATCTTCATCCGTAGCAGTGTTTTTTGCGATATTCCTCGCTTTTCAAACCACTTTACCAGCTTTTCAGAGAGTTTGGTGTAGTTTTCCCACTTCATCTCTGGCTTGGTGTAGTTTTTCTTTTCAAAAGGCACATGCTTGACAAATCTCGCTTCGCAGTGATTGCAGTATCCGACTTCTTTTTCCGCGTTGTAGGAAAAACACTTGATGTTCTTTTTTCGCCTGTTTCTTGAACATTCAGGACAAACAGAATAGTTTTCAGAATTCCTTTTAATTTCTATCTCGTAGATGAGGTTTGTCGCCAGCGACATTATCATTTCTGTCATATTCCTGCGGTTTTAAAACATCATTATTCTCGTTCCGTCTCGTGCTACACGCCCTGTCTCTTTTTTTTCTTCCTGTTTGTTTTCTTTGAGATAAAAATCTTTGTAGTTGTTCCCAATGGAATTGTTCACGATTTTTTGCATTGCTGCCAAATCATTTTTTCCAAGTTCTTTGAGTTTTTCTTGGGACTTCTGCCGTGAATAATCATTATGCCTGAAACTATGAATCTCCTTCATGTAGTTTTCCCATTCCTCCCAAAGAGAAGAAAAATCTTGATTTTCTTTTTTTATATATTTTTTTTCTTTTTCATTTACATTTACATTTTCATTTACATTTTCATTGGGTTGTTTTTGGTTGTTTTTTGGTTGTTCTTTTCCTTTCTTTGCGTTTTGATTTCCCTTTGGAGCACCTCCTTTTAAACCATTAATGTATTTTTGGTTATTGGCTTCCAATTGTGGTTTTATCAGTTCCATTGCCATACTCACCATTTCGCCACATTCAGCAGTTTCACCTGTTATTCCATACTCTATTATGGCAAGTGCTAACTCGGCCTGAATGTCCCTCTTTTTTATCGCTCTAATGGCTTTTAGGAATGAACTATAAAACACGAAGCTATCTCGTTCCATTTTTAATCTGTTTTTTCCATTTCCTTAATTATCTCCTTTGCTTTTCTAATTGCTTCTTGTATATTCTTGGCTGGAAACTCTTTGATTTTCTCTTTATTCCAAATGATATACTTACTTTGTATGTGCCCCAGCCACCAGCCGTTTCCTAAATCCATACATTATCCTTTGTAAACTTTACGAAACTCATATCCTTTTTTATGTAAAATCTTACAGACTTCTAAAACACTGCTTTTGCCCGCATTTTTTGTAAGCTCCAAGAAAGTAGTATCGTTCCAGTCTATATTTTGATAAACACCATGAGGAAAAGGCTCTACATAATAAATTCTAACCTCAATACATGTTTTATACATGTTTACCTGTGCTACTCTTTGGTCTTCTTTTCTATGAAAAAACACACATCCCTGATATTCCTCATTGCTTGTTTCTTGGGTTAAGTTTCTGTCTCTTTCATAGTCTTTTGGTAAAAACTTCTGCCAATGATAAACTGTTACATTGGGATTATCAGTAAGGTTTAAATCCCGGCTCATCTTACGGCTGTGTGTTTTTTAAAGCGTTTATTTTATTTTTATAATACTCAATCCGATTTTTTAGAAGTTCTTTACCCTGTTCTGTTTCGCATTTGTGATAATCTGCTTCTAAATCGGCTTTTGCCTGAACAAAACCGCTGTATAACTGGTTTTGCTTTGCAATAACTCTCTCTTTTTCGGTGATGATAGAAAATAGGTCTCTTTCAAATCTTCCGTGTATTTCTGTGCCTGTTTTTTCTATCAAACCCAAGTTTATCAGTTCATTTATTCTATTGCTAATTTGGTTTAAATTCCAGCCCAAAACATCGGCTATATCGTAAAATGATGAATTAGGATTTTCCGCAATAGCCTTATAAACTTCTCTTCTCCTGTCAGGTAGTTTTACCTGAATCTCTGCAAATGCTTTTGTGGATGTTATAGACATAGTTTGTTAATTTAGAATGGCAAATCATCTTCTACCTCTTCGGTTTCTGCTACTGGTTTAGTTGTCGGTTCTGGTTTTACTGATGGCTCTGGTGTGTAGTTTCTTCTATCTACTGGCTCTATTTTCCATACATTTAGATTTTGACCATGTCCTTTTGTTCCATCTTCCTTTTCGTATAACTTCCCTTTGATATTAAAATGAACCTTAACCAAATCATCTTTTTTAACTCCATTTAGGAGACTTATTCTATCTCCTGAAACTTGAAATTTCAGCAAGTTTTCAATTGGTTCTCCTGTGAATTGGTTGTAAGTTCTACAATCCAAATAAAACTCCTGCACTTTGAACCCTCTATCAAAGGTTTTGATTTCTCCTGCTTTTAAAAATATTCCTGTTTGTTCCATGTTATAAATTGTATTTTAATAATGTTAATTCGTATTGATTGACTAAAACGCTTATAAAATCATCCATTCCCAGCGGAGGTAGTATATCAGTTATGATAAATTCCAAATCCTCTTTAAAAACCTCATGAAAGCGTTTTTGTCCCATTTTGCTGAAATTGATGCTTTCATATTCTTTTACTTCTTTTTCTCCATTTTTATAAATAATCTCATATCTGCCTTGTAATTCTTTCAGAAGCTTATAAAAATGCTGTTTTGGGCATTTTTCCTGCATGTTTTCAGGGAGATTGTCCCAAACAAAACCAAGAATAGAAAAGTAAGCCTTATGCATTCTTTCATTACGATTATTGCTTATTTTAATGATGATGTTTTCGCCTTTGGGAATAGACTTTATTGTTTCTTCACTCTCTGTGTCAGTAGCAAACAGCCCTGTTCCCATTCTTGAAACACTTATTATTTCTGTTTTCATTGTTTTGCTTGACTTGATTTTATAAAGGTTTTCTCTGAATAGTATGCTGGATAGATGATTTCGCCTGTTTCCACATCGGCAAAAGGTTTTTTCGCTGTTTGCAAAAGCTTTTGCCTTTCTTTAATCTTTGCCTCTAACATCTTTTTTTCTTCTTCTAATCTGAATAATTCCGTATCTCCTGTGTTGGAATAATCCCAAGTCTTTCGGCTGCCTATTTCAAACCTTAAATTATTAAATCCAACTCCTTCTGCTCCGTATTTTTCTATCTCTTTTTCAAAATAGGCTTTCAGTTCCTTGTCTTCACTGATAGTTTCAAATGTTTTTTCAATGAGCTTCTTTTGATATAGGAACTTTCTAAAATCATAGTCTCCATTTAGGATTTGGTCTTTTACCTGCTCTGCGAAACTTTTCACTTGGTCGCTGGTAGAAGGCATCAACTCAATTACTGATATAGGTGTCATATTATATAATGTTTAGTGTTGCTAATTCTTTTTCGGTTTCTTTGGATACTTTGTATTTCTTTCTGATTTGGGCAAGCGTCCAATTAGAACCATCTGCTATGGTTTTTACCAGCCCTTCCCACTCTGGCGAACCTACATTTAGCCACTTTTCAGGCGTGTTTTGTGCTTTCGCTGGCGCTTTGTTGCCTTTTGTTTGTTCGCCGTGCGCATCGGTGTCTTTGTCGGTTACCAGTCCAAGAATTGATGAAATAGCGTATCTTCTCAAATAAGTAATCGCAGAGCCTAACACTTGGAAGTCGTTCATTCCTTTTAAATCCACTTCTTGCGGTATATCTATCACACTTTCCAAAGTCTCGCCTGATGCTATATGAAAGACTATTGTTCTGATAGATTTGCCTTCTAATGGCTGTGTAAATCCAAGTCCATGTTTTTTGAGTAGTGGGTTTATCACTTCAAAGATTTTCGGCAGGTCAGCATAAGTGTAGCCGTAACCTTGTGTATCTTTGTGTATCACTGGAACTTCTTGTTGAAATTCTGAAATCGCCTTAAATATGTTTTTCTTATTTTCCATTTTATCTATTTTTAAGTTTTAATTCTTTTTAAAACCGCCCAGTGTTGCTATTGTTTTCCAGTTCTCGGGCAACTGGGAGGTGTTCTTTATTTTACTTCTATTTTTTCTTCGTTTTAAATTTTAATTGTTTTTTGTTTTTTTTATTACTATCAAATTGTTTAATATTAGATTTGATGGTATGTATACGGAATTATCTAATTTACCATCTAATGTTACTTTCATGAACTTTGTTTTGTTTGGGTTTTTGTAGCAAGATTCAATGAAATTAACTATACTCTCCTTGTCTTTTTCAGTAGGTATATCCATTAAGATACCTGCTGTTTTTATTTCTAGTTTATACATAATATTTTTATCTTGTTGTGAATCGTTCTTTTATTTTTTCAAACTCTTCTGCTGTTGGCTTGAACCCTTCGCCCTTGTATTCTATGTAGATTTTATTTAAGAACCGCAAGAATTCGGTCAGCTCTTTGTAATTCGTTTTCATAGGTATTATTGTCGTAGAGATTTCTATGATAGGCTAAATCATACTTTCTGTTATTCATTACCCATTTTTTCCAAAGTCTTAATTTGTGTATTCTATTTATTGGTTTCATCTTGTTTCTTTTTAAAAACCACCGCCCATTTTTAAGTTTAATGGTAAGCACAATGAAGAAGTTTTGAGCGGTGGAGAAATTAAATTTAATTATGAAAAAAGTATTATATCATGCCGTAGTTGTAGTGTCTGAAAAGCTCTTCTCTATGCTCGTGATAGTCTCTTTCGGCTTCGTATTCTTCTCTTTTCTTCTGCTCTATGAAGTTTTCAATAAATCTTGAAAATTTACCAAGAGAAATTACCTTTTCGCCATCTACTGTAAGCGCCCACTCACATTTGTTTCGGCTTACTTTCTCTTCTACCGCCCATTGTCTGCCTTGTTTGTCAAAAAACAATTCAAACCATTCAAAGCTGTAAGTATCGTAATCTGTGTATTTACCTTCTTTAATAAGGTTACACGCCTTTAAAAAATCTTTTGAATTTACTTTTGTTGGATTTTCTGATAAATTTTGTATCTTTGCCATAGTGAAATTTTTTATAGTTCTTTATTGAATTATTACTTGCTCTCAGTTGCCGCTGGGGGCTTTTTTGTTGAAAATTGGAGCGTATTCTTGTTTGAATTTTTTTATTTTCTGTTTTTCTGTAAGTTTTTCATTATCAACCTCCCTTGTTAATATTTTTATGAAAATCTCTTTACTCTTTACGCTCCAATTTTTTATTAACTCGCCAACCGCCAGCGCTGTGGGTTCTTTTATTTTACTTAGTTGGTTCATTTTGCCACATCTTTTAATTGATTTACTTGCGTTTTTACTTCTTCTCTTAATATTGCAAGAACTTCCTCCGCTTTATCATCTGGTGTTCCGCCGTTGTAAATCCAATTTACCTTTACAGAATCTACACTAACGCCGAACCTATCAGATATTCTCTTTCTCGCACTATTTTTTCTCTCGGGAGAAATACAGTAATAAATTTCTTTAATCTTAGTGTGTATATTCATTTTTTATTTATATTTGTATTATTGTTTGTAATATCATGATGCAAATATACTACACTTTTGTAGTAAGAAGCAAATAATTTACTACATTTATTTAGTATTCTTGTGTAACTAATTGATAACCAATAAGAAAAATTTTAGTATGGATTTAGATGATAATAAAAAGAAGGAAGTAGATGATTATCTTTTAAGAAAAAAGGAAGAGTTTATTTTACTAAATGGCGAAGTAAATAGAAAAGATATTACAACACCAATAGAACTAAAAAGAAGGACAGAAATAGGTCTAAAATTCTTGAAAGGGTTAAACCTTGAAATAAGACATAAAGATAGTGAGGAATTGAAGATGATTCAATCTTATTTTGATTCTCAATCAAAAAAAGTAGTGAATGAAATAATGGGCTATACTATTTTGTAAAATCAATTTTTATATTGAATATTTTTAATGCTTTAAAACACAAGTAAGAATTAAATTTTATAAGTTTAGTTAGTATTCTTTCTACAAAGATAAAAGGAGAAATTAATAAATGTATTTTATTTAGTTTTTTGAGGGATTGTTTTGTGTGTAGAGTAGCTTTATCCATAACCAATTTTTTACAAAGATATGAAAGAAAATGAAATATTACTACAAAAAAGTAGTATAAAAGGATTAGACAAAAGATTGTCTATTGTTATGGATTATCTTTTAAGGAAAAATCCAGTGTTATATAAAACTAAAACAAATGTTGCAGAAGCAATTGGTTTTCCAAGAACAAATTTTTCTGCTGCACTTAAAGGAGAAGAGAAATATTTAACTGATAATATTGTAAATAAATTCGTATCAAAATTCCCTGAACTAAATAAAGAATGGCTATTAACAGGGGAGGGAAATATGTTGGCTGGTATTCCATTGGTTCATAGTTTCCCTAACATCCCACAAGGCGAACTAAAACCAAAAGAATATTCTACATCTATAAAAGTGAGATTGGTAAGCAACAAGGCAAAGGCTGGATGGAGTGAGGGTTACTATAATGAGGAGTATTTAGAAGAACTGCCTTTTGTGATGATAGATGCAGATGAAAACTACAAGGGTAAATATTTAGCCTTTGAAGTAGATGGAGATAGCATGGAGCCTGACTACTTGGAGGGCGATATAGTAATCTGCCGAGAGATACAGCGCCATCTATGGAGTTCTAAACTGCATTTTAGGGATTGGGACTTTGTAATCGCTCACTCTACTAATGGAATAATGCTAAAAGAGATAACAGCCCACAATATAGAAACAGGAGATATTACCTGCCATTCTCTAAATCCGAAATATGAGGATTTTGTGCTTAATCTTCATCAGATTGCACACCTTTACAATGTAGTAGAAGTAAGACAAAAGGGAAGAAATAAGCGCTGGAACAGAGCAAAAGATTTTATGTAGTATAATGTGTTTAAAAAAATATTTATTAACCTAAAACAATTTTTATAAAACATAATGGAACTGAAAACTAAATTAGAACAACTACACCAAAGGGTGGATAATCTAAAAGAACAGATACAAACAGAAGAGGCTACTAAAAACGCATTTATCATGCCTTTTATACAAATTCTCGGGTATGATATTTTCAATCCAATAGAAGTTATTCCTGAATTTGTGTGCGATATTGGAACTAAAAAAGGAGAAAAGGTGGATTATATGATAATGAAAGATGGTGAACCTATTTTAGTTATAGAGTGTAAGCACTGGAAAGAAAATGCAGATGCCCATAATTCTCAGCTACATAGATATTACCATGTTTCAAAGGCTCGTTTTGGTATTCTTACCAATGGAATAATATATAATTTCTATACTGATTTGGAAAAACCAAATATTATGGATGAAAAACCATTTTTAACCATCAATCTTGATGATTTAAAAGATAGCTCCATAAAAGTTTTAGAAAAATTCACTAAAACATCTTACGACCTTGAGAGTATTTTAGATTCTGCCGAATCCTTGAAATATATTAAAGCCATTAGAAAAGAATTTGAAGCAGAAATAGATAATCCGTCAGATGAATTTATAAAATTATTGGTAAATAGATTTTTTGACAGACCTTTAACAGCAAACAGACTTTCAATATTTCGCGAATACACCAAAAGAGCACTGACAAGTTCTATAAATGAATCCATAAATTCTAGATTAAAATCAGCATTAAGTATAAATGAAAACATCCATGATACAAAAACAAAAGAGAACGAGGTATTGGATTCAATAGATGAAAATTCAGAATCAAAAGTAGTTACCACTGAAGATGAAATAGAAGGGTTCCAAATTGTAAAAGCAATTTTAAGAGAAGTCATTTCCGCTGATAGAATTGCTCCAAGAGACACACAATCTTATTTTGGAGTTTTACTTGATGACAATAACCGAAAGCCACTTTGCAGATTACACCTTAATGGAGGTAAAAAATATATAGAGTTATTTCATAATGGTAAAGATGCAGGAGAAAAAGTTCTAATCAATTCTCTTGATGATATTTATAATCACAAAGCGGAACTACAAAAAACAGTGGATAACTACAAGTAA